TCTTTGCCTAAAACTCAAATAATAAGGAGCAATAATGTTTAAACTTGACGTTAAAAAATCTATTATAAAGGTCAATGAAAGAGAACCGATAGTTACGGGCGCAAGTAAAGTCTATAAGGTTCACTTTTTGTTCAGTGAGGAGTGGGAGGGCCTTGTAAAAACGGCAGTCTTCAAGGCGGGGGACGTGTCGGTGAGCGTTCTTGCAAACGAAGGCCACTGCATAATCCCTTTTGAGGTCCTTGCCCCCGAAAACGCTGGAAAAGTTCTTTGGGCAGGAGCTTTCGGCTCGGATGAGGACGGAATAAAGCTGCCGACAGAGTGGAATATGCTCGGAGTTATAAATGAGGGAGCAGAGCCCTTTGATAAGGGCAAGGAGCCCTCGCCATCTGTCATAGCGCAGATATACGGAGTCGCCAAAAAGGCAGGGGAAGCGGCAGAGGAGGCAAAGAAGAGTGCTGATACCGCAGAAGCAATCCTTTCAGACTATGAATCGGTATCGGATGAGCTTAAGTACGGTGTTGAGAATGCCCATAAGCGCATAAAGAATCTTGAGCACCAGGTTGCGCCCGAATATTTCGAGACGGACGAGACGGTAGCATACGAGAAAGCCGTACCTGCGAATGCATGCCCCTATGCGGAGCTTCAGAGTGTCGGCGGTATGACGCATAGATCTAATAATCTTATACCGTTTCCGTATGATGTTGCGAGTGGCAGTATGGTGGGTGGACTTCCCCTTACGATTGATGGTGGAGTTATAACTGTGGGTACAGGCACGGCTGTGGGTGGGTTTGCCAATCTGTGTCACTCTCTTACTCTCCCTGCGGGTACTTATACTCTGTCGGGAATGCCGAAGGGAAGCGGACTTATGCCCCTTTATTTGTCTGATAATACAGGAGACCACAGCTTTAGTGATAACGGAGATGGATGTACGTTCACTCTACCCGGGACGGTCACATTTACACAATTGAAGATAGCGGCACTAACCGGGGTCGCTATAGAAACTCCGATAACGATAAAGCCTATGCTTAACGTAGGTAGCACAGCGCTTCCGTTCGAGCCTTACTTTGAGGGGCTTGCAGATACTCCCGTCACCGCTATCGTAAGCAAGGATGCGGAGGGGAATATCCTCTCGTCGATAGAGATGCCCGAAGCTGTAAGAAAACTTGATGGTTACGGTATGGGAATCAATAAATATGCTAATACTGTGGACTTTGAAGCCCTTAAATATTTGAAGAATGTCGGTATAGTAGAATTTACAGGTAGTGAGAGTTGGGAAAAGTACCCTGTTTCAAGTTATCCCGAAGGCATATATTGTTATCAGCATAAAATGCCCGAGAAGCTTATAGGTTATCAGACAAGTTTTTGCAGTCATTTTATAAATGAAGATGGTGTGTTTGCAAGAACTAAAGCAAAGCTCGGCTATTACAGCGACCATGATTCTCTTAACAGGGTTTATTTCATTTCCGACAAGCCCACCGTTACGGAATGGGAAGCATGGCTTGCGGAAAATCCTGTTATGCTCGTTTACGCCCTCGCAGATCCCGTGGAGGAAGACATCTCGGATAAGCTCGGGGATATAGATAATCTCATCGAGGTCGCACCGAGCGGAAAGATAGTCTTTGAAAATGAGGACGGCAGAGCAGTCCACAGCAGCGTCACCTATATGCTTGAGGAGGGAACAGTATGAAATTTATAAAGCTTGCAAAGAAAAATAAAGAGCTTCGCCCGAAGGCTTTTAACGCCTTCTACGGCAGAGAGATAGAAAAGAAGATAAGAGAGCGTTATTCGGTCTCTGACGAGCTTGCTATACTCCGCCAAAGAGACAGTAAGCCCGAGGAGTTTGAAGCGTACAACGCATATGCCGAGGCTTGTAAGGAAGCGGTGAAGGCAGAGATAGAAGCGGAGGGAATATGAAAAAATGCAGATCGATATTGACGTAATAATAAAGTTTGCCGCTCTGCTCGGTGCACTTGGAGCTATATGGGCGGTCGCATATCGCATCATAAAGTGGTTTCAGAAGCAGGAAAAGCAGACGACCGACATCGAAACTCTCCGAATACTTCATATATCCGATACGAAGGAGCTTAAGGACAAGGAGAATGCGGATATGCAGGTAGTCAAGGACGAGCTTTGTGTCCTCAGCTACGCAATGCTTGCCGCTCTTGATGGCTTAAAGCAGCAGGGGTGCAACGGAGAGGTGACTAAGGCTCATGGTATGCTCGAAAAGCACCTAAATAAACAGGCACACGGCCAGACTTGACTAAAATAATAAAATGGAGGTATATAAAATGTCAATACTTAATTTTCTTGCGTCCCATTGGGACAGCATTCTGCTCATTCTGTGCTTTATCATAGGACTTGCCGTTCTATACGTGAGAGGGCAGAAGAATATCGTCTATAAGATACTTTACAGCCTTGTGACAGAGGCGGAAAAGCAGTTCGGCTCGGGAACGGGTGAGCTGAAGCAGGCTTACGTTATTAAGAAGGTATATAATGCACTGCCGGGAGTGCTCAAAACGTTTATATCTGCAGAGCGTCTTGGTAAGTGGGTTGATGACGGTCTTGCACTTGCCAAAAAGAAGTGGGCGGAGAATGCAAACGTCAGCGGGTACATAGAGGGCGGTGAGGTCAAGTGATAATACCGTTTAATTGTGATAAGGTTCGTGTGACTTCTGCTTACGGTAGCAGAGTTCTGAACGGCGCAAAGCAGTTTCACGGAGGCTACGACCTCGTCGGCGTCGGCTCTTATGACGTAGTAGCTGCCGTTCCCGGCAAGGTCATCAGAAGTCGCATAGTCACCGACAAGAGCGATACCACTTGGCAGTGGGGCAATTACGTCTGCGTTCACGGCAGTGACGGGCTCTATTACTATTACTGTCACCTTGCGAGCCGTGCTGTTACCGAAGGTCAGACCGTAAGAGCCGGGGACAAGCTCGGTGTTATGGGTAATACGGGGTATTCTTTTGGAGCGCATCTTCATTTTGAGGTGCGTAACGGCTCTAAAAAGATAAACCCCGAGGACATTCTCGGGATACCGAACAAGACGGGCACTTATACCGCAAAAAATCAGTATGCAGAGGACATCGAAGTCCTTGCAAAGAAGGGAATCATCAACACTCCCTCATACTGGCTTAAGCGTGAGGATATAGACCCCTATTTTGCCGATCTCGTTCACAACATGGCGGAGTTCGTTAAACAAGATTTATCGAAATGAATGTTTTGACAACTTTATATTAAAAAGGTTTGCAAAATAATGGAGAAAGTGCTATAATCAAAAACAATAGAAAAAATTCATTATAACAAGGGAGTAATGGGATATTATGATAATATTAAAAAACATAACTAAAAACGATAATATCATTGAAGCAGATTATTTTCCCGACATTGAAAATGAAGAGATCAATGGACATATAAAGGTTGATGTAGCAACATCTGAAGTAATAAGTTATACTGTTGCACATGGTTACGAAAATTACAAATTCATTCTATACCATGCTCAAAACGATCTATTAAGAATTGCACATCTTGATCCTCTTCCTGCTGAAAGAAAAGTGATTTGGTACTGATATTGAAGAGAAAAGGTGAAATCGATTTTGCAAGGCTTCCTGAATCGAGCATTTAACAAATGAGAAAAGTGCGATGATAAAACTTCGGTACATATCAAGAAATGACAATAAAATTGTTTGTAATGATTTTGTCGAAGATTGCGGTACGCCTATAAAGCTTGTTTTGGATATAAAAAGCAAGGAGCTTGCAGGATATGAACTTCCATGCGATTACGAATGGTGTAAAACACACGTTATGTATGCCAAAAGGCGGACTTCTTTTCAGGGGTGTTTAAGGAAAGCAAAAATATGCAATGAAAAAGGTGAGAGCTGTGTTGATTTTAATACGATTTAAAAGGAAGAGATTTTAATGTATCAAAACAAGCCTTATTTTATGACAAATCCCAAATGGTATTACTATGATCCAAGCGATGGTGAAAAAGGATATAAGTTAACCCCCGAGGCGCCGCTTGAAGCGCAAAAATCGTATGACGAATTTTATGCAGAACATTCTTATACTGATGAGAACGGAAACAAATGGGTTTGTGATTAAAAAACACCAATGATAGCAACCGAAGACAACGATAAAGTTCCCCGAGCGGTAGAGGTGACCCGTACGGGAATTTGGTGTGCGCGTTTCACGGCGCACTACCAATGTTACGTCCCCATGCGCAGGGAATGTTTATAACTAAACGATATTGTTTTCAACCCTGCGCTGTGTCGACCCTAAACAGGGCGTCAAAAAACAAAAAGAGACTGCTTTTGCAGTCTCTTTTGTTTTTTGGTGACCCAAATGAGAGGATAGACGAACCCCGACATCCTCGGAAATTGAGGCATCAGAGAGGGAAAAGTCTACCTCGCGGTACTTTGAGTCGGTAAAATCGAAAATTATCTTTACGCGATCATCGAAGAGGTATATCTTTGTTACGAATGAATCAAAAAGTGTTTTTTGAAAATCCTTATCATCTATATCACCGTCTTTGAAACTTTCAAAATATGCGATTATCTGCTCTCGTGTAACGCTGAAAGCTTCGTTTTCGTAATTTTTTAATTGAGCTTTTATTTCGCATTGCCTCGTTTCGAGCTCATCGAGACGTGTTTTGGTCGCCGGGCTGAATATTCCTTGCTCTATAGCGCTGACAAGATTTTTAAGAGATTTTTTAACGTCGGTTAGTTCGTCCTTCAACCTCTTATAATCGGGATTATCTTTGCAGGAGTTTTGATATTCGATTACCGAATCAGCCATCCAACTTATTACATCGGGTTGCAGAACGTACTCCTTTATTCCGCGTGCGATCTCGCTTTCGATATATTCACGGCGAACGTTTTTCTTTTTGCAAGATCCCCCACCTCGTTTATTACTGCAAACATAATAATAGTGGACAGTTCCGCTCTTACCTGTTCCCGACATACCTATCATATGATCTCCGCACTCACCGCAAAAAAGTTTACCGGTGAGTAGATATTCATCGTCCTTTGTCTTCTTTCCCCGGGGGAACTTTTTCTTAAATCCTTGTTGCAATCTGATCCAGACCTCCTCGTCTATAATGGCAGGTACACCACCTTTAATTTCGATATCATTGAAGATGTAATATCCTGCGATCCGCTTGTTTTGTATAACTCGGTAAAGTGAGCTTACTGTCCATCTATTGCCACGGCGTGTTTTTATTCCTCTCTTATCAAAGTCACGCTCAATCTCCGACAACACTTCTCCGTTGTCAAGCCTTTTTGCAATTTCACGGATAATGGATGCTTCATCTTCATTTATTATGAAGTGCCCTTCGTCATCGGTTTTGAAGCCATAAGACGCCGGACCGTTTGCAAGGCAGTTTTGAGCATTATCTGCTTGACTTCGCTTTATATCTTCTCCCATATTTTCCGAGAAGAACTGATTGACGTTCATCATGGTGCGGAGAGCAAAGCGCCCAGCTGCGTTATTGCCAAACTCCTCTTTTGCGTAAAGCACGCTGATGCCGATGCGCTCCATATCGTTCTCAAATACCATAGCGTTAAGCATATTTCGAGCTATTCGATTTGATTTATATGCAATTATTGCTTGAAATTTTCCCTTTTTCGAATCACGCTGAAGTCTCTGAAAGTCTGCACGTCGGTCAGTTCGTCCCGTCTTTGCGCTATCTGAATATATACCTACTATTTTGAAGCCATTAGTGGCAGCGTATGCTTCGCACTCTGCAACCTGCTGTTCTATCGACTCTTCATGCTGTTTGTGTGACGAAAAACGAGCGTAGATCACAGCAGGAATCGCAGCTTGTATGATATTCTGTTGTGATCTCATTCGTTCTCCTTTTCAAATTCGTAATCGTTTGGGAATATGTTTTTATGATTTGCTCTTTTTATTATTTTTGATAATGTCAAGTAATTCGGCTTCGCCTATAATCGGGATTCGCAGCTCCTGTGCTTTTTGAAGCTTTGATCCGGCTTCTTCTCCTGCTACCAAATATGCTGTTTTGCTCGAAACGGAGCCTGACAACCTTCCACCGGCTTCTTTGATCATTTCAGCAGCTTCTTCCCTTGACAAAGAGGGGAGAATACCGGTAATTGCAATGCTCAAGCCGTCAAGATTCTTGTTTTCAAATATACCATCATTAGTTGTTTTGTTATTGTGTGGAGCATATTCTTTTAATAACTTGTTAACAGTTTCATCTTCACTATCACAATAGAGAAATTCAGAATTCAACTGAGCATCTCTGCGTGATGCAAAAGCTTGTATTTTATGCGGAGAGACTGTTAGTAGTCCGTTTGGTGTAAGGATCCCCGCATTAGGATAGAGAATATTGCAGACCGTTTCTGCATTATCCATGCACCATTGATATTGATCTCGTTTCAGTTTTAATTCTGAAGGTATGTATATACGAGCTTCTTGCACTTGGAGTAAGAGATTTCTTTGGCTAAATATTTCAAGTACTTGAACGTAATCCTTACTTACGGATACAAGTCCATTATCGATCAAAAACGAAACATCTTGTATATCAAGGCACACGCAAGTATTATTTGCACTTCCCCTATATAACAATTTACAAATCCAAGGAATCATATCAGGTCTCGGCTCAATTATCTCCGCAAAATCCAAAAGAGCTTTGTTTTTTGCCGAAGGTGATGCTGTTAAATTCTTGGATGGTTGGTTGACCTGTTTTAAATCGCTTTCAACATTGCCCTCGAATTCCCCAAGTTCCATAGCCAACCTGTACATATGTTTACAAGGCAGTTTCCTACTCTTAAAATCAAAGCAGTCACAATATTCAAGCGCAGCATAATATGTACCATGACTGCCACTGAATTTTCCGGATTTACCTTCTGTGGAAATATCTAAAGGTGTATTTTTGGCACTTTTAGCATTTTCAATTCTTTTTTGCTGTGCCGGTAAATCGTGATAATCGGCCCATTTCGCAAAACTCATATTGCTCCTCTTTCTTAACTATACCAACGCTTAATTTTTAACATTATATTACTGCAAAGTGTCTTGTAGAGCAGTGTCAATAATGACCTCGCCTACAACGACACCATCGAGAATTTTCTGCAATTCATCTATCGCTTCTTTAAGATGGTCTCGTGTATTAGGATTCTCCTCATGAAACGACACATAAACGTGAATCTTTAGAACTTTAGACCATATCTCAACCTCTTTGCTTCGTATTTCCTCATCAATTCCATCAAATGGTGGTAATTCAGGCGAATCCAAGTCCATCAATCGATTGTCCATGTACTGATATGAATAACCTTTTACGTAGTTTAGGTAATTGTTGATTATATTGATGGTGTCTGTTGCGTACTTATAAAACTCTTCACTTATTGTAACTTTATTTTCCCGGCATCCGACGAATATTGAAAGTAAAAGAAAAAGCACTAATAAAACTGATATTTTTTTCATAAAGAACTCCTTAAAGATTACTCATAAAACATACTGCCTTACCGAGGCAGCGGATCTCGTTCAGTTCTTCGCCAATGTAAATAAAAGGCTCGTATTTTTCATTTGCCGGGGCGAGGAGCAATTTCTGTTTTTCGGGATAATAATACCAACGTTTGAGAGTTGCTTCTCCATCTATTATAACGGCGGCGATCTCTCCATTATCTACCATAGGCTGTTGTCTTATAAAAACAACGTCCCCATCGTTTATTCTTGCACCAACCATACTGTCACCTTTTGCTATAAGACAAAAATCAGCCTTAATATCAGCAGATGCCATAATATAGCTTTCGTGATCTTCTTCTGCAAAGATAGGTTCGCCACAAGCTATTTCGCCAAGGAGAGGGAATCGCTTAAGATCAATAGGGTAAATATTAGAAGGAGTTTTATCATATATAAGTTTTTTATTATTGTTTTCTCTCGACATTTCGACATTATAACCCATAAGCCAAACCTCGCTAACGCCAAGCGCAAGACTTAAAATGGTTAATTTATCTTGTCCGGGAGATACTTTATCTGCCACATATTGACTTAAATCATTTTTTCTAATGTACACTTTGTGTTTTTCACAATAAGGTTTGCACATATTAAGTATATCGACTTGTTTCAATCCTCGCTCAGACATTATTTGTCGAAGTCGTTCTCCTGTTGTGTGTTCTTTCATAAAAACAGCCTCTTTCAATATCAATGTGACATAATTATACACCGTTTTGAACTTAAATTCAATACTTTTTGAAAAAAAGTTCAATTTTTTTGATTTTTGCTATTGACAAATTAAAAATATGATGTTATAATGCAGTTAAGTTCAACGAAATTGAATTTTTGTATTAGGAGGAAAATATGTTATACGATTACAGTAAACTATCAGGAAAAATCAAGGAAAAGTGCGGGACACAAGCTAATTTTGCAAAAAAAATAAAGCTATCAGAACGTTCGTTATCATTAAAACTTAATAATATCCGTCCGTTCAAACAATCAGAAATGCAAGCTGCTATAGAAGTTCTCGATATTCCGGAGTGTCAACTGAGCGATTATTTTTTTGTCTCAAAAGTTCAATGATATTGAAGTTCAAAAAGGAGAGATTTATGAGCAACACACCAAAATTCAAAATACCGAAAGAAGAGATAGATAGCTTTTCTGAGAGTAAACGGTTTTGCATTGGTCGATCGGGGTATAAGTCTATCAGAAAAATTCTTGAAGAGCCCGGTGGAAAAGAGTTCCTTGACGAGAAGATCGCAAAAATGAAAGCGGAAAATCATCCACTTATGAAGCAGAGCCCGATAACAGTAAACTCCGGAACGCTGATATCGTCGGAGGTGTAATATGCAATATATTTCATGCCCTCTCTGCGGCGCTAATCTCGACTTTGGAGAGAAGTGCGACTGCACAGTGGAAAGAAATCACGCAGATACATATAGTGACACATCGACGTCAAAGGAAGGTTAATATGACACCAACAAAGAAACCTTCTCCGCTCCCATATGCGGAAGCGGAAAGGATAATAAGAAAGATATACGGCCGCTTTTTTGAGCTGCGGCAGGTAAGGACTATTAAAGAGAACAGGAGAGGCGGATATGAGACAAGGAAGAAAGACAGATAAAGAAAGAGTGATAGATCTTGTAGTATGGGCGGTGACTATAATATGCACACTGCTCGGGCTCTGGATGCTGATATCCTTTTTTGATATCATTACGCACAATATCGAGAGCTACCGTGGGTACGGGGAGTACCTCGAATGGAATTTCTTTACCGTGATGACGGATGCCGTGAGAGGGTAGGGGCATGAATTACGATAATTTTCTAAAAGCTAAAGCGATAAGTGCTCCTGTGTCGGGTTTTGAGGTCTCGCTTGACGAGATAAGCTCTGCGCTGAAGCCTCACCAAAAGATAGCGGTGCAGTGGGCGGTGAGAGGCGGCAGACGTGCACTTTTTGAAGCCTTTGGTCTGGGAAAGACGGCGCAACAGCTCGAATATTGCCGTCTCGTTACCGAGCACACGGGCGGACGTGCTCTTATAGTCCTTCCGCTCGGAGTGAAGCAAGAGTTCACCGAGGATGCGGAAAATCTTCTCGGACTGCCGAAGCCTCCGTACATAAAGACGCAAGAGGAAGCCGATGCGACCGATGCAAGGATCCTTATCACAAACTATGAGAGGGTAAGAGACGGTAATATAGACCCGACTAAGTTCACCGCCTGCTGTCTTGATGAAGCGAGCGTTCTCCGCTCCTTCGGCTCGAAGACTTATCAGACGTTCGTGGATAAGTTCAGAGGAGTACCTTACAAGCTCGTTGCGACAGCGACGCCCGACCCGAACAAATATAAGGAACTGATACATTATGCAGGCTTCCTTGAGATAATGGACACAGGACAGGCACTTACTCGATTTTTTCAGCGTGACAGCACGAAAGCAAATAACCTTACTATCTATCCCCACAAAGAAGAGGAGTTCTGGCTTTGGATATCCACGTGGGCATTTTTTCTCTCAACTCCGGCAGATCTCGGTTTTGAGGCGGAGGGATACGACCTTCCTGCACTTGACATCAGATATCACTGTGTTAAAGACATGAGCGCACCGAAGGAGGACAGGGACGGACAGCTTCAGCTGTTCAAAGACGTTTCTGCCGGACTGACCGAGGCTGCAAGAGAGAAGCGAGACAGTATAGAGGCTCGTGCGGATAAGATGCTCGAAATAGTAAAGAGCGACCCCGACGCACATTTCATACTTTGGCACGACCTTGAGGATGAGAGGCACGCCATAAAGAAGCGTATTCCCGAGTGCACAGAGATCTACGGCGCACAGGATATAGACCTTAAAGAGAAGAACGTCATAGATTTCGCTCACGGAAGGATAAAATACCTTGCCACAAAGAAAGAGATAAGCGGGCAGGGCTGTAACTTTCAGCGACACTGCCACAGAGCGGTCTTTATAGGAATAGATTATAAATTCAATGATTTCATACAGGCGATACACCGCATCTACCGTTTTCTTCAGACCGAAAAGGTCATTATCGACATCATCTACACCGAAAACGAGACAAGCGTGCTCCGTGAGCTTCTCGATAAGTGGAAGAGACACGACGAGCAGACCGAGAAGATGCGAGAGATCGTAAAAAAATACGGCATCTACACCGAGAAGCTGGTGGAGAGGATGCAGAGAAGCATAGGAGTTGAGCGAGTGGAAGTCAAGGGCAGATATTATACGGCCGTGAATAACGACTGTATTCTCGAAACAAAGAAAATGGAAAGTGACAGCGTTGGACTTATCCACACGTCGATACCTTTCAGTAATCATTACGAATATACGCCGTCTTACAACGATTTCGGACATAACGAGGATAATGATAAGTTCTTTGAGCAGATGGACTATCTTACGCCGGAGCTCCTTCGGGTGCTTAAGCCCGGACGCCTTGCCGCTGTTCACGTTAAGGACAGGATCCTATTCGGAAACGCTACGGGGGACGGTATGCCGACGCTCGATCCTTTCTCGGATATGACTGTCTTTCATTTTCTGCGGCACGGATTCAGATACGTAGGAAGAATAACAGTCGTTACCGACGTAGTAAGAGAAAATAATCAGACCTACCGCCTCGGATGGAGCGAACAGTGCAAAGACGGCTCGAAGATGGGCGTAGGCTGTCCCGAGTATATTCTGCTTTTCCGTAAGCTTCCTACCGATACCTCGAAAGCGTATGCGGATGATCCCGTTACAAAATCGAAAGAGGATTACACCAGAGCACAGTGGCAGATAGATGCTCACGGATATTGGCGTTCTTCTGGCGACCGTCTTATAACGAAGGAAGAGCTGACATCAGCTGACGTATCGAAGCTTCAGAAGCTCTATACGAAATACAGCAGAGATACCGTATACAGCTATGAGGAGCACGTTTCTCTTGCAAAGAAGCTCGACGGAGAGGGAAAGCTCCCTGCGACGTTTATGGTGGTCGCTCCTGCGTCTTGGACGGATATGGTGTGGGACGATATAAACCGCATGAGAACGCTGAACAGCACACAGGCAAGGCGAAAGATGCAGATGCACGTCTGTCCCCTTCAGCTTGATATCGTTGAGAGGATAATCAATAGGTATTCAAATGAAGGCGACCTTGTATATGACCCCTTCGGAGGTCTTATGACGGTACCTATGACGGCGGTGAAGATGGGAAGACTCGGCTACGGATGCGAACTCAATCCCGATTACTTCAGAGACGGTGTCGGGTACCTTGAGGCGGCAGAGGACGAGCTCGATGCCCCTACACTTTTTGATATTATGTAAAGGAGAATTACTATGCACTTTAAGACAATTGAAAGAGACGAAGTCCTGCCTATGCTTGAGCAGACGAAAAACGTGAAGGAGCAGAAGGAGATACTCTGTGACCTTCTCGACTGTAATATGAAGGAGCTTAACTCTCTTATAAGAGAGCTGAGGGCCGAAAGGGAAGAGGCGGAGATAAAGCCTGCTCCCGAGGCGTCGAAAAAGAGCCCCACTATAAGCGAGGAGATCGAAGCTGACACGGCGGAATATGCAAAACGGCTTGAAGTTGCTCTATTTGATACGCAGACGAGAGCAGATAAGGCGGAAGCTGAGCTTAAGGATCTCAAGGAGCTTCTTGCTTGGCAGACGCACCGTACACACGAGCAGGGAGAGAAGTGCGAGGCACTCTCCGATGCTCTCGCAAAGGCGCTTGCGCTTATAGCGTCGCTTAACAGAGTTATAAATATCGATAAGCAGAAGGCTTAAATAAAGTTTAATAAATACATAAAGGAGAATAAAAATGTTAAGTCCGACGTTACTTGCTCTCATCGAGGAGCAGCAGAATGGGCACGAGAATGAGCCCTTATTCATGGTAGGAGAACAGCTGAAGGAGATAGCGGAGAGGGAGCCTGTGAGTGCAGAGCTTCTCGAAAAGGATCTTGCTGTCGAGGGTATGGGGCTTGCAGGTGCGGCCGCAGCCCTTCAGAAATATTCAGATGAGCATCACGGCAAGGCAAACTGTTTCTGCATAACGCCTAAAGTGGCAGAGGGGATCTTTCGAGAGTTCTACGGACTGCCCGTGCCCGAGGCAAAGGAAAAAGAGACAAGGACAGAGCCCGAGAGCGAACGCATAGACCTTGCTTCTTTCCTCTGAGGTGTGCTATGGCGACTGTAAAAGGAAAAATGACAAAAGAGGAATGGGAGCGAGAGGTGGAGGCTACGGTAGCGGAGCTTCCGCTTCTGCCTCCGAAGGATACGGTAGACAAGCTGACCGAGAGGGGCGTAATGGGCTCGAACGTGCTTATTTACAGTGCGGCTTACATACATGATCCGCTTGAAGATCGCAAGAAAAAGATGGTAAAGGTGCATTGCACCTTCTGTGGAGAGGACTGCTATCTTCCTCACGTTCCGCTTGATAGTGACGGATGCCATATGAGCCGTCCGCCGGCGCCTTACGGTTTTGAGGAGATAACGTCAAGAGAGACTATATACCACGGGCTTGACTGCCTTTGCCCGAGCTGTGGAGCAGGTGTGAGAGCCGTGCACGTCGGCAGATTTCATCAGATACTTGAGATAGAGTCGGTCTGCTGTCTTTCTCTTCACAACGTGAGAGGGCATCTTGCTCTCCTTGCGTGGTCTATCGCAAAGGAATGCGATAAAGAAGGAAAGATATTCTACGAGATGCGCCGATATGAAGGCTTTGTAATTGTCGGCGGGAAGCCCGTAAGGGTGAGCGGCCACAAGAACAATATGGGGTACGGTCATATATGGCTTCCACGGTGGGAATGGAGAAAGCGCTTTACTATGGAGCTGGGCGACTGGGTGATAGATGAGATAATAAACCCCGATGTGTCGCTTATCGAGCAGACAGACTGTGCTCACAGTGCTCTCGGGGAGTATATAGCGGAGTGCGGCAGTAAGATCTCTCCCGAGTCCTATCTTCTGCTTTGGAATAAGTATCCGAATATTGAGAATCTCGTCCGAGGAGGTTTCTCACTTTTGCTTGCCGACGTCATCAGCGAGTGCGAGGGATATGCGCAGAGCTATGCTCACAAGGCACTCGATAAGGATGAATTTGCGGAGATCATAAACGTAAAGGCCGCAAAGCCGCAGGATATGCTTGGGTGTGAAAAGGACGAGCTTCGAATAGCGAGAAGCTATGCTCTGACGGTATTTGATTTCTATAAGTGGGTCAAAGCGGAAAAAGGACCTAGGCTTACGACTGCCTCACTTGATAAAGCTAAGGGCTTCAATATAGGCAGACTTAAGGAACTGCTCTCGGGGCAGTGGGGACGTTTTAGGGCGCCTGTGGTGCGTACCATAAATTATCTCGAAAAGCAGAGAAGTGTCTGCGGAAGTCTTGCAGGGCCCGCATACCTCGGAGACTATTGGGATATGCTTTGCTCGGTCTATCGGACAGTGCCGGCAGAGCTTGCCTTCCCAAGAGATCTGAAGATAGCGCACGATGATATCATGCTTCGTGTCAAGGAAAAGGAAAACAAGGCTCTCTCACGAAAGATAAGAGCGAGAGCGGCAAAGCTGGAGGTGCTCACTTATTCAAGCGAGGCTCTCGGGCTTATGATACGCCCGGCACACTCTCACAGCGAGATAATCAAAGAGGGAAAGATGCTTCATCACTGCGTAGGCACTTATGCAAAGTCTCACGCAGACGGTAAGACTACAATTCTCTTTATAAGACACATAGACGAGCCCGAAAGACCTTTCTTTACTCTCGAATACCGTGAGGGGAAGGTCAATCAGAACAGAGGAGACCATAACTGCTCGAGAACCGACGAGGTAATAGCATTTGAGGCCGAATGGCTGAATTATATTTCAAAATTAAAGGAGCTTAACATATGAATAACGCAATTATCGGTGCGGCACCGAATATGCCGGCGAGAGAGATAGGAATAGTAACGGCGGAGATAAAGGAGCTGTGCCTTCAGGCGAACAGAACGGCTCTTATGTACGCTATCGAAATAGGTCGCAGACTTGTAGAAGCAAAGAGCGTTCTTCCTCACGGAGAGTGGGGACGCTGGCTTTCCGACGAGGTCAATTTCTCGCAGTCGACCGCTAACAATTTTATGAAGCTTTTTGAGGAATACGGCTCTGCGCAGATATCTATTTTCGGCGCAGTTTCAAATTCGCAAACGATTGAGAATTTGCCTTACACAAAGGCTCTTCAGCTCCTTGCCGTGCCGGCTGACGAGAGGGAAGCCTTTGCTGAGGAGGTAGATGCGGAGAATATCTCGGTTAAAGAGCTGCAGGCGGCGATAAAGGAACGCAACGACGCTATAAAAGAAGCTGAGGAGGCAAAAGCCAAGCAGGCAGAGATAGAGGACCGTGCAGAAGCGGCAGAGCTTGCGAGAAAGGAAGCAGAGGAGAGGGCGCTTGAAGCCGACGCTCTAAAGGAAAAGGTGGCTTCACTTGAAGCGAGCCTTCGTCTTTCGAAGGAAAAGGTCGCACAGACAAAGGAAAAGCTGAAGAAGGCACAGAGCGACCCGAAGATACCGCCCGAAAAGCTGGCAGAGATAAGAGCCGAAGCCGAGAAGGCGGCAAAGGAAGAGACCGAGAAGAAGCTTGGTGCCGAGCTTGAAGCGGTGAAAAAGAAAGCACAGGAAGCGGAAGCCTCCCGCATTGCCGCAGAGCTTGCTGCAAAGCAGGCCTCAGAACAGCTTGAAGAGACGAAAAAGAAGCTAAAGACTGCAAATCCCGCAGTCACAGCTTTTAAGACTATATTTGATACTCTGCAGGACACCGCAGAGAAGGCTAAAGCGAAGATATCCGAGATAGGAAAGGATGATCCCGAAACTGCAGAGAAGCTCACCGCTGCACTTAAAGCCTTCGGTGCGAGTCTCGGAGGCTGATATGACGGGCGAGGAGCTTAAGTGGGCGTTTCTTCACGGTGTGCCGGTGAGGATCATAAACAAGGTGGCAGGTACCGACTTCTGGTGCAAGGAGTTACACGAGATAGTTTACGGCCGTGATGGGCACGGAGGCGTGCGAGTCTCGGCGGTGTGCATAACGAGGGCGGGACCTGCGCCGAGCCTTTTGCGTGCGAGATCTACTGACGTTATTTTTGCAAGGGAAGGGGATGCGGAGAGATGTGCAATGGAAATATCGGATATCCAAAGCGAAGCTGTCTCGTAAAGAGAGACGGGAGAGGGAATTTTTCGGTCGACGGGGTGGATATGTCCGCCCTTTCGCCCGAGCTTTACAGCTGTATATGTAAATTAAAGGACTATGAGGCGTCGGGGCTCTCTCCCGATGACGTGGAAACGGTAAAGCAGCTCTATGACGGTGCGGTTGAGACTATAAACGGACTTAGGGCAGAGATAGCCGAGATGAAAAAGAAGCTCGTGGAGCTTCCCGTTCGTCCCGGGGACGTGATATATGACTGCTGGCAGTTTATGAATCCCGATATCGAGCACCCGACGATAGAGCGCATGGAGGTCAGCGACGTGACGGTGACAAGTCGTGACGGGAGATACGAATACAGGGCGAGAGGGGCGTCGTCCGACATTGCGAGACGGCTCAGACGAGAGGATTTCGGTAAGATCGTTTTCCTTGACCCCGAAAAGGCAAAAAGCTTTGCGGAGAGGTGCATCAATGAAAGAAACAGAACTTAAGCCCTGTCCGTTTTGCGGTGGAGAGGGAGAGATAGTAAATTGCCACGTTTACCTCGATGATGCAATACGTGTAAGGTGTCGCTCTTGCCATGTGGTTACGCATGCGGTGCTTATAGACCATCCTGCGTATACCGAAAAGAGCGGTGGGGAGCTTGACGAATCTACCAGATATACAAAAGAACAGGCCGCAGCCGTTGCAGCGTCGATGTGGAACAGGAGAGCAGACAATGAGCAAAGAGAAGCAGATTGAGGAAATGGCTTGGGATTTATGCGATATTCCAAAGCACCCAAGTATTAAGTCGTGTGAACAATGTGGCAACAAGCGTTGTCTCGCTATGTATTACGCAGAGAGAGCATACAACGCAGACTACCGCAAGCAGAGCGAGGGGGAGTGGCTAATAAATAGAAGCTCGGTTGAAGCCGAGTTCAAATGCTCCGAGTGCCGTTATTCTTATATTGATGCGGATAGTTACGCAAAAGTGGAATACAACTATTGCCCTAACTGCGGAGCGCATATGAGAAAGGAAGATGAGGGGAAATGAAAGAACGAAAGTATTTAGCAATTAGCATTAAGCACACAGAATGGAAATGGAAGTTCGGAAAGCCTTGCGTTTTGTGGGGTTGGCATCAAACAAAAGATGATGAAAAAAGATGCTTTGCTGATTACACACAATATCCAAACAAAGCGGAAGTGTATTCTTTGCAAGATTGGTTAGATAGTGGTTATGGCGATATTATCAAAAAGGATGAGCCTGTGCATATGACAATAGACCTTTGCAAGAAATACAAAAATTATGATACTGTTTTGATTGATAAAGAAGAATATATCAGTTATTGCAAAATGGCTTGTTTGCCACTCGACCACCCAACCGAGAAAGGCGGTGAATGATATGCGAGAGATTTTGTTTAGGGGGAAGAGAATAAGTGACGGCTCTTGGGTGCACGGTGGAATAATGAAAACATTCCACCCGAATTTTAATCACGAAAGCCCCGAAGCCTTTAATCTGCGAAAAGAAAATTGCTACTGTATTTGCACAGGAGGAAAAGATATTTTTGTAGAACAATCTTCCATAGAACAATACACAGGCTTGACCGACAAGAACGGCAAGAAGATTTTTGAGGGGGATATTTGTGACTTTAGCATTCTTGGTGGTGACCATGTGTTTGTAAAAATAACTATTCAATATGGATGTGTGGGGTTTGAGCCTTTGGATTATGACGATGTACATCCAGATGACCAAAAATGGACAAGTTTTTGGAAAAGCGAAGAAGATGAAATGTGGAACACAGACTATTTTACTGTCATTGGAAACATACACGATAACCCCGAGCTTTTGAAAGGCGGTGCGGAGTGATAACTTATGAAATTAAGGACGTAGTTTGCGACTACGGTCTATATGAAGACGGAGAGCTTAAGCTCATTCTTAATTCAAGAGCAAACGCTGAGCTTATTAAAAGAATACTTGAGATAGACGTTAGTGTGCCGAACGTTGCAACACGTGCGAATATGCTGGAGCTTCCTTGCAATATAGGGGACACCGTTTACAAGGTGGCTGCGGACGGAGCGGTCGTGTCGTTCAAGGTAACGGGATTTGAGATAAGAGGCGACGGAGCACATCCCGGAAAATATTTGTCGGTCAGATCACTTTACGGCAGTACGATCGGGCGGATCTCTTTTGACAGCATAGGAAAGACGGCGTTTTTTGATAGAGACAAGGCTCTCGAGGTGAAGAAAAACAGGCAGAAATAAAGAAAGGAAAAAGACATGAGGCGAGTTAAGAAGCGTATATTCTCGGGCGTGGTATGTGAGCAGATCGTGTACAGCGTTTCGGACAGGGTTAAGAATATCGGCGCAAGCTCGCCTCGTGTTCGTTTCAAGAACGAAGCGGAGAGGGCGGCACACCGCATAGGTATCGCAAGGCGCAAGCATGCAAGGCTTGTCAATGAGAATTTTTCTCCGTCGTCCTTTTACAGCACGCTTACCTTTGACGACGCCCACGAGGTTCACACATTCGACGAGGCACGCAGACTTCGAGCTCTTTACCGCAGACGTCTTCAATATGCATTTCCCGGCGCAAAGATAATCATCTATATGGGAAGAGGTAAAAGCACTCACCGTATTCACTTTCATATGCTCTCGGACGGCGTTCCGAAGGACTTTATAGAGAAAAGCTGGCAGCTCGGCACGGTTAAGCGTGTCGAGCCTCTGCGCCATCATAATTTCTACGACGGCGTCAACTACGGACAGGATTATACCGGCCTTGCTAACTATCTTTTCGACCACTGGTCTGTCGAGCAGGGCGGTCACCACTATATGTCAACGAGAAATCTGCGCTCGCCCGAGGAAGAAAAGGCGACCGAGGTAAAGAGAGCTTACACAAAGGACAAGCCTCCAAAGGCTCCCCGTGGATACGTGCTCGTCTCCGCTTCGGTGACGGATTTTGGTTTCCTATATTATAAATACATAAGACTTTCAGAAAAAAGAAAACGGGGAAGGCCCCCGAAAGACTCCCCGTAAGGGGAAATAAAAATTGCCGAAAAGGTCGGCGTTTTTATAGCCTTGTAAATGCGTAAATTTTTAAGACGAAATACCGCCCTTATATTTTGCTTACTTTACATAGCGTCCCAATGAATCGTCCTATGGCGTGCTCGGCGGGAGTGCGGATTAAAAATTTACGCATAAAGTAAGTAAGAGAATACAAACAAAAACAGAGGAGGAAGGAACAGATGGCGAATTTTAATTTAACGAGATTTGAGATAGCGGGCAGGATATGCCGAGATCTCGAGGTCAAGATGATAGCAGGGATCGGTTCTTCGGTGCTTGAGGTCAGAGTAGCGGTGAGGCGTGATCGTGGAGAGCAGGGGAAGGAGCCGCCTACCGACTTCTTTACGGTGACGGTATACGGAACTATGGCCGAGACTATCGGAAAGTATTTCCGAAAAGGATCCTCGATATTCCTTGCAGGGGCTATACGGACTAATACTTTTGAGACAAGAGACTCTCAGAAGCGGACTGCTACCGTCTTTGTTGCCGATTCATTTAAGTTTGTCGATTCAAAGGCCGAGACCGAAGCGCTCGGTTCTGTCTCTGCGCCCTCGGATGATGCTCCGAGGTTTGCGGGCGGCACCGGTGCACCGAGCTTTGAGCCCGTCTGCTTCGATGCGGGCAACGAAGGCCTGCCGTTCTGAGGTGAGCTATGACCTTAAAGGAATTATACCGCTTGAACGATCTCAAAAAGCTGATAAAGAGGACAGAGGCTCGCATAGCAGAGGTGGAGGCTCTTCTTGATCCTGCGAGTACGAATTTCTCGGGTATGCCGAGAAGTCCTACCTCACGCAACGTCACTGCTACGGAGATGGCACAGCTGATAGACCTTAAAAACGAGCTTGAAGCACAAAAGCTTGAATACGTGGCGAAAGAGACGGAGATAGAGCAGTTCATACATAACATCGACGACTTTCACGTGAAGCTCATTGTGGCTTATCATTTCATCGATATGTATACGTGGCGGCAGACTGCACAGAGGATAGGCGGCGGAAACAGTGAGGACAGCGTGCGCAAGGCTTGTGAGCATTATCTTGAGAGATACAACAGAAAGCACTCCTCTATGTCATCCTGAATTCAGTAAGGGATCTTACAGTGGTTAGTTTACTCTTTATGAGATTCTTCGTTTCACTCAAAATGGCATAGTAGATAAAAGTTGTCCGTTTTGTCCGCCTCCTCTGTGATATACTGTATACTGCGAAAAGCAGATGAAAGGGGAGTGAGAGGGGGGTATCAAGGTACTGTAAAGATGTGAAAGCACCTTGCGGGCTCGCTGACCCCAAAAAGCGCACAGTTAGTGGGCGAAAAATTCAAGCGACTTTAATTGAAAATCATTAAAGCAGATATTTAATATCTGCTTTTTTGCTGCAAAAAATATGAAAAAAGGGGGGTGATTTCCTGTGGCAAAAGGTGAAAAAAATGCTGTTTTGGATAAAAATTCGGTTTATATTTTGCAAGCTGGAACTCCCGTTTTTCTTAAAACTGCCGATATATGTGCAATAACAGGAAAATCAAATCAGTGGATCGGACAGCTCACCTCGCAGGGAACACTGAACAAAACCAAGACAAAACACGGATCATTATATGAGCTTTTGCCGAACATTAAAGCATACTGCGAAATGCTCGAAGAGAGGGTAGAAGAGCGAAGCGATAACCCGGACATTCAGAAGCTTGAAATAGAAAAGCGACAAGCCGACGTCAAAGCAAAAAAGATAAAGACAACGATGCTTGATTACGAAATGAAAGAGCTCAAGGGTAAAATGCACCGTTCTGAGGACGTTGCGTCGATGACTGCCGATCTGATATACGCCATAAGAGGAGCGATGCTCGCTCTTCCGGGACGGCTTTCCGTTGATCTTGCAGGCATTTCCGATCCCGCTGAAATATCAGCGCGGATTCAAAAAGAGGTGTATCTTCTCATGGACGAACTTTCGTCTTATGAATACGATCCCGAAAAATACAGAGAGAGGGTAAAAGAACGTTATGGGCGTGACGTTACTCTCGGGGCAGATGATGACGACGAATGATGTAAAGAAGCTGAATGCCGCGATAGCTAAAGCTATAGCCGGCATGAAGCCTCCTGAAAATCTTACCGTTTCGGAATGGGCAGATAAACACCGTAGACTTTCGGCTGAAGCATCGGCTGAAGTCGGTCAATGGAGAACGAGCAGAACGCCGTATCTACGTGAACCGATGGATGCTTTCACAGACCCGAAAGTAAGACGAATCGTTGTTTGGGCATCTTCACAGGTTGGTAAGAGCGAAATGCTTAACAACATGGTCGGTTATGCAATATCGGAGGATCCCTCCAGTATATTGTATATTCACCCGACGAAGGGGGATGCAAGAGACTATTCAAAGCTTCGCATTGCACCTATGATACGTGACTGCAAGGTGCTGAAAAGCAAAGTTGCAGAAGCTAAAAGCCGTGATTCCGGCAATACTATACTCCAAAAATCTTATCCCGGTGGAATACTTACTTTATGTGGTTCAGGCGAGGCCCACGACCTTTGTTCAAAGCCTATTCGATACATCTTCGGCGACGAACGCGACCGCTGGGAGGCATCAGCCGGAAACGAGGGCGACCCTTGGGAGCTTGCTCGTATACGTCAGCTAACGTTTTATAACTCAAAGGCTGTCGAAGTATCGACTCCTACGATAAAAGGATCCAGCAATATTGAGAAGTCCTACAACGAAGGCACGATGGAACGTTGGTGTAATAAATGCCCTCATTGTGGCGAATACAGTGAGATAACATTTGAACAGATACGCTTTGAATACACCGAGAACAAGGTCGGAAACGCCAAATCGTTTGATGTTACGGACATATTCTATATCTGCCCCGAATGCGGTGGAACCTGTACCGAGCATGAAATAAAGACGCAGGACGCAAAGTGGATAGCAGATAATCCCGAAGCATATGTGCGGAATCAAACACGTTCGTTCAAACTTACTTCATGGGTGTCTCCTTGGGCATCATGGAAATCAAGCATCATCGAATATCTCAAGGCACTCGGAGACCCCGAAAGAATGCAGGTCGTATATAATACTCGTTTTGGCTTGCTTTGGGAAAATCGAGGTGAGATCGAAGATGAAAATAGTGTTATGTCTCGTAGGGAAGATTACGGCACAGATGATAACGGAAATCCAATTGAACTTCCCGACGGTGTTCTATGTCTTACCTGCGGCGTTGATACACAGGATGACCGTCTTGAATATGAGGTGGTCGGATATCGTCATTTCGGCGAAAACTGGGGTATTAAAAAAGGCATCATAATGGGGCGCCCCGATACAGACGAGGTATGGGAAGAGCTGGACAATGTTCTCGATCACGTATATCGATACAGAAACGGCGTCGGTCTCAGAATATCTACGACGTTTGTAGATGAAGGCGGACACTTCACAAACGAGGTGCGTCAAAAATGCCGAGAACGTCTGGGAAAAAAGGTTTTTGCTATCAAAGGTGCCGGAGGCGACGTTCCCTATACAGCTCCGCCAAAAAAACAGAAGATCGTTATCGGCGGAAAAGCTATTGGCACCTGTTGGTGGTATAAACTTGGCGTCGATTCCGGAAAGCATATTATTATGGCAAATCTCAGAGTGCAAGAGCCCGGAAGTAAATATTGCCATTTTCCGAAGCGAGATGACTATGGATCTGCTTATTTTAAAAGCCTTCTTTCAGAGGCCAACGTATACGACCCAAAAACCAAGAAGTACGTGTGGAAAAAGATCCCCGGACACGAGCGAAACGAAGCTCTCGACTGTAGAAACTACGCAAATGCGGCAGAAAAGACGTTATCTCCCGATTATGACGCTTTACAGCAAAAATTAACCGGAGCAAGCGCTGTTCCTACATCGTCGAGTGTCCCGAAGTCTACACACAAAAAAACACCGAAACGAAAGCAAAATCATTTTGATGATTGGTGAGGTAAAATATATGACAAAAGACGAGGCAAAGGTCTTATTCAACTATTATGACACGCTTATAACAAAGCTGACAGAAGCAAAACTTGCTCTTGTTAGCGGCGGAGTTAAGAGTTACACTATCGACAACCGATCGCTTACTCGATTCGATATTGACTCTCTCGGCAGTGAGATCGAGGATGCGGTAAAAAAACGTGATATATACAGAGCGATCATGAACGGCGGAAAGTCGCGAAAAGCGTTCGCTATTGTGCCGAGAGATTTTTAATATGAGCATTAGTCCGAGAGGGCTGTGCTGCGGAATACCGACAGATTTTGCTCCTTTGCTGTCGGGCTTCCGCTTTTTTGATGGGAGGATAAAATGGACGCACCTAAAACGATCATGCACAAAGCTCCACAGGTAAAAGGTTATGGTGATGCCGGTGCGAGCGTGACTAAGAGATCCTTGAAAGGATTTACCGCAAGAAGCGGATCCCCGAACGAGGATATAAACTATAACAATTACACGTTGCGCCAACGAGGCCGAATGCTGTATATGAGCTCTCCAATAGCTTCTTCTGCTATCAATACCACCAGAACGAAGGCTGTAGGAATGGGGCTACATATGAAATCTGCCATCAACCGCACTATTCTTGGCCTGTCCGAGGAAGAGGCGAAGAAATGGGAGAAAATGACCGAGGCTGAATTCAATATGTGGGCAAAGAACAAACAGAATTGCGACGCATTGGGGCTAAATAACTTCTATGGGCTCCAACAGCTTGCTATATTATCTTGGCTCATGTCGGGGGATGTGTTTGCGCTCTTTACAAGAGAGGCTTCAACGCTGACAAATCCGCATCAGTTGCGCATACACCTGATTGAAGCCGATAGGATAAGCACACCTACAGGAAAGGTATCAACTACGGGATTTACAGCCATAGAAGGTCGCGCCGATAACGGAAATAAGATATTCGATGGCGTGGAGATCAATTCTCGCAATAAAGCGGTTGCTTATTACATTCGCAATACCTATCCCTATCAAGCTGCTGCCGAGCAGACAGAATGGCAGAGAGTGGCTACCATCGGAGAAAAGACGGGGATGCCGAACATTCTTCACATAATGAACGCTGAACGCCCCGATCAATATAGAGGAGTTACATATCTTGCGCAGGCCATTGAGCCGATCCTTCAGCTCCGTCGATACACAGAATCTGAGCTGATGGCCGCATTGATTCAAACGTATTTTACGGCTTGGGTAGAAACCGAAGCACCGACGTCTGATATACCATTTGCCGAGGTCGGCGCCGGAAGCACTATCGGTGCACCTAACGGAGAATCGGACGACTTAAGCGAAGATGAAAGCGAATATGAAATGGGTCCGGGAACGACCCTTCATCTTCAGCCGGGTGAAAAGGTGAATTTCGGAAACCCTACGATGCCGACAGCAGGATTCGAGACGTTTACAAAGACCAATGAAAAAATGATAGGCGCAGGCATGGAAATCCCTTATGACGTGCTGATGAAGGAGTTTAATTCTTCGTACAGTGCCGCAAAGGGAGCACTTGAAGAGGTATGGGAAGCTATAAAAATGCGTCGTTCGTGGCTTGTAGATGATTTTTGCCAGCCTGTATACGAGCGTTGGCTTGCCGAAGCGGTGGCTCTCGGACGGATAAAAGCTCCCGGATTCTTCAATGATCCGCTTGTCAGAGACGCATGGTGTGGCGCACGTTGGGACGGTCCTGCACAGACGCATCTTGATCCGCTCAAAGAAGC